CTCCAAGTTGACGGAGCGACTCCGCCCTAGCCTGATAATCAGGCAACCCCTTCTCTTTGACCCTACGGGTGTAGGTCGAAATGGTTTCGACTCGACCACTTCGTACTGTCAGGGAGAGTCAATCGAACACAGGAAGCATCTTCTGGGAACAGAAGACGCGACCGCGTTTGATTCAATCTCAGATATTCGTATAATCGAATATCTTCGTCGTCAGGATCGTCAGGTGGGTAACAAACTTTGATACCTCCTGCACGGTAAACATTTTCTTGATAAGAAGATGAATACCGGATCTCCTTAATGTGGTGATTGGTAGCATTAGGACTGAACAGTCCCTTACTTCCATCACGACTAAAAGGAACTTTGTATCCCGGTCTTAGGGTTCCTAAGACACGGATGATCCAAAGTCTGACTGTCGGTAAACGATTATAACAATCGTTTGCGAGATCGATCAAACGTTCGATTGTCGACGCGTCAGCAACAGTATAACTAAGCCCGCTGAACCAGCGAGATAGTCGTACTGGAGTGACATCATCCCCATTGAGGTACTCACCACCGCAAGACTCTCTATAAATTAGAGAGCTATCGGTGTAAGTGTACGATTTCTCTGTATTTACAGAGAAACCATTCGTTTCCAAACGCTTAATTAAGGCGTTTGCAAAACGAGTCTCAATGATGATGTCGTCGCCGTATACACGGTAATTTGACGTGTAGGGACGCTCTCCAACCTCCATGATCGATGCTTCCGCCATCGCAGCAAAAACAAGACACTCCACGGGAAAGCATAATGCTGAACCCATTGGAGCGAACTTGTTTAAGTCTACGATCGATCCGTCAGGTAACTCCGCTCGTTTAGAGCGTGTTGCCCAAAAGATTTCTCGTAGTGCTGTGTGGGAGAACCACCTTTTCACTAGTTCCCAAGAGACTGAATCACTAGCTGCCGAAAGATCTATGGTGGAATAACTTCCATCAAAGGATCCGACGTATGCTAGATCACGATTCAGTTCTTGGTTATCTAGTGATATTCGCTTCTTTAAGTACCAGTGACGGTCTATATACCGGCTGATATTCTTAAAGAACCCTTGTTGGTACCATTGTAATGTCGCAGGTTCCATACAAATAGTACGGAGAGCTGTGACAGACTTTGGTACAAACACCACGCGCGCTACTCTTGAAAAAGAGTGTCGCTCGCGGGGGACTTGATGATCGCATAAACGATTATCAAGGTATGCTGTCCACTGATCTAAGCCTATCATCTTGTACTTTTGTGCAAGAGAACGGCCAGCATCAGCAGTAGCACCCGGGCCATGTCGGAAATTGTCACTAGAATATAGTGGCGAATACCGTACATCGCCTTCCCGAGGGAACCACTTAGTAAGAATCTCTGCTTCTTCCATGGTAAAACCATCGGAAAGGAGCGAAGATTCATTAGCTAAGTAGTCTTGCATCGCTTTATCTTCCAAATCCGTCATATCTCTAAGAGATAGTCGAAGTAAGAAGACAAAGGCAGTATGCAATAAGCGAAAGGTGCAAGTGTCCCCTTCTAGGGACCACTCATCGATCAGACCCCTAAGTGGGAAGATTATCCTCCCACTACTTGGCCAACCAATAGATGCAAGATGATGTTTAAAGTCATCGTAAGATGCTCTCGAATCCTCAATGCAATTTTGCAAGAGGAATCGATCAGCATCTTTAAGCATCGAAACCAGCTGGAATAAGTCCGTCTTCAACACATATTGCACGTGTTGGAGAAGGTTCCATGCTGGTGGTGAACCGAAAGGAGTCGTGAGGTCAACCAAAGCCATCTCCCATAGAAGAACTGCATCTTGCGCAGTGCGCAGATTTGGTTCTTCAAGTGGGATAGATTGGCGATGGATGGTCGTGCGCCGAACAAGTTGTTCGACGTCTGTCCAGATTGTAACAATCTGGTTGATCCGGTGAGACATAGTACTCCTCCTTTACACATCTGTAGGGAGAAGACTGCCTCTTAGCATAGCTCTTAGTCGATCGCTAGTGTTAACGCCTGTATTAAACAGACCGCTACACACGCGACCAACAAAGGCTAAGACCATATCAGCCGTTATATTTTCATTGGCTGGTATCTTCAGTACGATGTGTCCTTCCATAGGAAGGCTAACCTCGTATGAAGGGTCGTTACTGTCTACAATCGTCCAAGTGTCAACTAATTGACTCAGGACGGAAATACCCCTTCTAGAAGGGGCATAGACAGAGGGGTCAATATTAGAATTGCGATAGACATCTTTGATGTCAGACATCGCAAATCTAAATTTCTCCTCACGACCGGTCGGACTTGTTAGGTTAGTGAGGATCGCCTGTCCAGGCGAATTCTCCTTAACCGCGAAGTCTGCTCCGTAATTGACTAAACCAATAGGAATAGTCAATGACGGTACACCGGGAATCGCTGTATCGGTACGATTGTACACGATAGATTTGGCCATAATTGGCCTCCTTTCTGCGTGCTTTAAACACACGCTTAAAGATATCTATCACCGTCGTTGTACGATGATAGCGAGGAGTTCCGCATGATTGCGGAACGCCTCCGGTGAACCGGAACGGAATAAGGGGAGGTCGAGGCCTTCCTGGAGATTACGTTTGTAAATATCCAAGGTAAGGTCCCCGGACCATATAGTCCTATCATCCTGCGACATTAGACATGTAGCTGGAATAGAACTGATAGTAGACTTACGAGTCTTGATCGTACCGAGCACACGTAATGTATTCACATACGTGTTTGCATCGATACGATTCAATGTTCGTTCAAAGTCTACAAACCAGTCTATTACAAAACTAAAGGGAATGATATCCCATATGTTTTGTAAGGTAGGACCGACGTCCCAATTCATCATTTTCCTTATAAGTGACAAAAATGCGTCATCTATGGGTTGATAGTATACTTTGTAGTTATACTTATCAGATACCATAGATCCCTTCAATGGGGACTTGGAAATGATGAATTCGCTAGAATCCATAGCGCGGCAAACAGAATAAAATTTCTTATTCTTATGCTTCGTTATGGCGGCACCGATGGCTTTACCTAGCTCCTTCGAGTCGGCAAAGGTTAACCTTAGACCGTACTTGAATTCGAGCCAAGCGGAAGCCAAATCTTTAGGCTTAAATTTTCCGCGTAATAAAGACAAAATTGTCTTAACGGAATTTTTAAGCTTGAGGAAGTCGGCGGCGTAGGCTAGAGTATTAATATCTAGCGCTCTAGCGTTCTGTATCGAAGAATCAGCGAGATCACCCCACATCTCACCCGGAACGGGTGGGAGGGAGAGATCTACGCGACGTCCGAACGAAGTGAGTGTACGTTTAGTACTCTCAATAATTTCGGTCGGATCCGCGACGCTGCCGGAGATTGGGATCCACGGAACAGTTGTCCATTTTGACCCAGTAGGATATACGTCATCAAACGTATACCTAGTAGGTTGATGGTACTTGTTCGTGACCCTTGACCGCACCTGAAGGCTCCCATTCTGTGTAAATCGAATCTGTGTAATAACAGATTGATTAAAATACAGAGGGGAAGTACCTCTAGGGTAATCCGATGCAGACCAGTGGCATACGAAGCAATCATTTTGCCAATACCAATCGATGTAACGGACCATATCGTAGGTTACCCCACGATATACCCGAGACCCCGATCTGAATTGGCTGCCCGTATGACCTTGTTCACCCATAGCAGTAAAGCTATAGGTGTTCCCAGAATGAACGATGGAATAGACAGGATAAATCCCGTCGCCCATCTTCTCATGGGATACGCTCATACTACCATAAGGTAGTCCCAATAAGGATCCATGCCAATTGTAATGGAGACAAGGTTTGTCACCAATCCAATTAGGTTCCCCAGTAATTGGGGGAGATCCAATGGGTACACTAATACCGAGAGGGTCGAATAAAAGTCCATAATGGAACTTAAATTCGTCGTTCCAGGTAGAGTGTAATGGAGCAATTTTCAAGGAACCACTGAAGAGACGTAAGTCGATCATGACGATCACCTCCTTCCGGTCACATCCGAAATCGGATGCCGC